TCCAATCCCTAGCGTTTCCGCCAATTCCACATAATCTCTTGTGTTTAATATGTCCCATCTACCTACCATAGTATGGGTCAGTAATGTTGACCTTTTTAAACACGTCCTAAACTAGGCAAATATTGCCGGGTAAATATTGCCTAGTAGGTAATAATTGCCTAGTAAATCCGGCAAATATTGCCTAGTTGGTTTGAGAATGAGAATCATTATTAGGTTAAGTTATTGAAATATAAGGATACTACATTCTTGGCACGCTTGCTGCATACCTTTTCGGACATCAGTACAACAGATGGAATTTAGACAAGATAGAAATCGCAAGTACC